GTTCGCGTAGCCGCCCCAGATGTAGAAGCCGCGCCCGGGCAGCAGCACGCGGGCCAGTTGGCCGAACCACGCGTGCAACATTTCGTTGAATGCCTCATCACTGACGAAGTCATTGGCCAGTGGGCGGTCCTTGGGGCGAAGCTTCGCCGTAGTTGCGCTTTTGATGCCCTGTCGGGCGACGTCAAAGCTCTGGTGGTGCATGAGCCCTGATTCGCCGAAGGAGGAGAGGCCAGCCGCGATCGCGTTGTTGCTGCGCGGCTCGACGCGCACGTTGTAGGGCGGATCTGTGTTCACGAGGTGAACCGGCTGACCGCCGAGCAGCCGGTCGACGTCTGCCACGGTGCCGGCGTCGCCACAGAGCAGCCGGTGGTCGCCAAGCAGCCACAAATCGCCGGGCTGCGTTGTCGCTTCATCCGGCGGCGCCGGAATGTCGTCCGGATCGGTCAGCCCTTGCTTCACGCCGTCGGCGGCATCGAACAGCTTCGCCAAATCGTCGGCGTCGAAACCGAGCAGCGACCAGTCGATGCCGGCGTCGCGCAGCTCGGCCATCTCGATCGGCAGAAGTTCCAGATTCCATTCGGCCAGCTCGTTGGTCTTGTTGTCGGCGATGCGGTAGGCGCGAATCTGCTCGGGCGTCAGGTCGCGCGCGACATGCACGGGCACCTTGTCCAGCCCCAGCTTCTGCGCCGCCTTCCAGCGCGTGTGCCCGCAGACGATGACGTCGTCGCCATCAACCACGATCGGCTGGCGGAACCCGAACCGGCGGATCGACTCGGCCACGGCGTCCACCGCCGCGTCGTTGATGCGCGGGTTCTTCTCGTACGGCTTGATCTCGGCCAGCGGCCGCAGTTCAACGTTCATCGATCGACCTCCGTGTCATTCGTTGCATCCGTTGCCTTCCCATCGACCCTTCGTTGCCGCCGCGGCAGGCGCCGCCGGCGGCCGACGTCCGGCGCCCGTTTGGCCACGACGCGGCCAGAAACGGCCCCGGGGCGTACCGGGCGGCCTGGGTGTTGCCACGTACCAGCCGGGCGCCCCCGTTCGCCCACGTTGGCCCCCAACGCGCCACGGTGCGGCCGTGGGGGAAAAAACCGGACAGCCGAAAGAAAGTCTGTCTGGATTGCGAGGCGTTCCCGCGGCCATCGAGGGCCGCCCGGGCGGGGGAGGACCCGCCTGAGCATCCACAAGAAATTGTCGATACGAGGCCCCGAAGGGGTCCGCTGTGTGGTAAGACTACTCACCACACACGCGCACCCGCCTCTGTGGCGGGTGCGCGCATGGGGGGTACTAGGGGGGCTCACACCACACAGAAACCCGCCCAACGCTGTGTGGTGAGAGGTCGAAGATGCTCTCACCACACAGGCGCGGAACCACGCCCGCTGTGTGGTGTGACTATTTCGAATGCTCTCACCACACAGCCGAATCATGCCTCGACCTCCCCGCCGGACGGCTGCGGAACGCACGCATAGCTGCACGGGCGGTTCCGCCCGGACGCCCAGCGATGAACCAGCCCGAGACTCTCCGCGCGGCGGAGCAACCGTTCGGCCTTCCAGTCGGACACGCCGGCCTCGTTGGCCTCCTGAAGGATGACCTCGCGCGGCTGAGGCTCGTCGTCCACGAACGCCTCGACGAACTGCTTCACGTCCCAGCTTTGCCGTTTGCGCTTCTCGTCCTGATCGGGCTCCTGCGCCTTGCGGGCGCTGCGCGGCTTCTCACTCCGCAACGCGGCCGGGTCGAGGTCCGGCGCCGGCTTCCACAGCGGGAACAGCCAGCGGAGCGCCATCGGCTCGACCGGCGGCCAGGAGCGGACCGCCGCTTCGAGCACGACCGCACCACGTTCCTCGTGCGGCCGCAGGACAACGTGTGCATCGGCGGCACGGCTCTGGCTTCCCGCGCCGGCCCCGACGTCGGTCACCGCCTTCGCGGATTGGTTGCCCTTGGTCGCGTGGTGGATCAGCACGAACGAGCAGCCCAACCGGTCGGCCAGGGCGTCGATGTGGTTGTAGATGTTCGCCATCGTGCCGTTGTCGTTCTCGTCCATGTCCCGCGGCATGAAGCGGTAGAACGCGTCCAGCACGACCAGCGCGTAGCGCCCCGCCTCGATCGACTCGAAGTACTGCCCCATCGAAAAGATGTCGCGGAGCTGACCGCGCAGGCTCTGCACGCAGATCGTCTCGGCGATCTCGTTCATGCCGATGCGCAGGCACTCGGCGACTTGCGGGATGCGGTGTGCCAGCGTCTCAGCGTGCAGCTCGTTGTCGATGATCAGCACGTTGCCGGCGACGGTCTCGAACGTGTCGAGCCACTTGCGGCCCGTGGCGACCGCCATCGCCAAGGCGAGGACGAGCCAGCTCTTGCCTGTCTTGGGCGGCGCGATGACGTTCATCGTCTCGCCGCGGCGCAGCACGCCGTGGATCAACGGCGCGCGCAGCGTCGGGTGCGCAGCCATCAAGTCGCGGACGGGCAGCGGGCTGGCGCGCGCGGGAGGTCCACGGTCTTGTGCCCAGTGGTTCTCGGCCAAGGCGACGGAGACCGCATCGGGCGCGTAGCGGGCAATGCTCGCGGCGATCTGCTCGACCTCACGCAGTGGCAGCGGCGGAGTGCAGCGGTCGGCGTTGACCTGCTGAAGCGCCGCCAAGATCTCCGCGTGCGACATGCCGACACGGCGCATCGCGCCCGCCAGGCGCGCGAGCGTGCCGTTGCGTTGTCCCTCGGGTATCGCGTTCGTCGGCGTTCCGTCGCCGGCTATACCGTGCGATGCGGCCAGGGCGTCGAGCAGCTCGACCAGCCACGCCGGCGGCTCGGGCAGCCGCTGCGGCGGGACGCTCAGTTCGCGCTCCTCGGACCAGCGATAGGGTTTGCCTTCGGCGACGGAAGGCACCACGAGCACGTAGCCGCCATTCCCGCGCGTATCAACGCGATGTGCGAGCCGGCTCGCTGTGTTACGCCACGCTCGTCCGCCAGGTTGATGGAAGAAGTATTGACGCCCGCCTCGCGGTGTGAGCGAGAGCGGCGCGACGTCCAGGTCTGCGAGCTTTTCACCTTCGTTCGCCAGCCAGGTGTTCTCAGCCCCATCGATGTCGATCACGATCAGGCCGTCGGTGCGGATGGCGACGTTCGCGTCCGGTTGTTGCATCCACCAGGCGTTGATCTGCTCGGCGTCCGTCGTGGCCTCGAGCAGGCCGTGATCGGTGAGGGGCGCCTTGCGCCCGACCGCGCAGGGGAACACGGCATAGCCGAGCTCGGCATACCACAGCGCCGCGTGCAGCATCGCGTTGGTTCCGCCCTCGGTCATCAGAAGGGAATCTCGCTTTCATCGATGGGCGGCACGTATTCCGGCAGACCCTCCGCTGAATCCGGCCGCGGGGGCTTCTCGCCGAGTCGGTAACCGACGACGCGGTCATACTTGTCGCCGGGCTTGCGCAGGACTGTGATCGCCAGCGTCGGAGCGAGCGCGCCCATGTCGGCGAGATCGACCGCCTGCTCGATCGTGTCCGGCACGGGCTCGTTCGATCGCGTGCGCCACCACTGCACCGCCTTCTGTCGGGCGTAGCCTTCGTGCTCGAAGCAGACCCACTCCGAGACGTAGTTGTTGAAGCCGATGCGGTAATCGACGCGCATGGTGCGGGGCGCGTCCGGCGGAGCATCGCGCTTGATGTGAACGGCGTAGAACGTCTCTTCGACTTCGTACGCCGTGCGCGTGGCCTGGCCGGAGAGAATGTCCTCGCTCGTCGCGGTGCCCTCGTGCGTGCGTCGGTCTGGCGGCGGGAAGATGTGGCCGCACGCCGGGCACTGTGCGTAGCCGGCGGCGATGATCTCGTGGCACTGCGGACATTCCTTCGCCGGCGCAGGTCCGGTGCCGTCCGCGCCGAGACCGGCCACGCGGAGCTGATCGACCGGTCCGTGGCGCATCACGTTGCCGCCGAAGTCGAGCACGAGGCAGTCGGTCTTGCCCGGGTGCAGGCGGAAGCCCCGCCCGACCATCTGGTAGTACAGGCCGGGTGAGAGCGTCGGGCGCACAAGCGCCACGCAGTCGATGTTGGGCGCGTCGAAACCGGTGGTCAGGATGTTGACGTTGCAGAGGTACTTCAGTTCGCCGGCGCGGAAGCGCCGCAGCGTCTCGTCGCGCTCGAATGGCAGCGTCTCGCCGCAGACGAAGCCGCACTCGACCTTGTGGCGCGTCCGTAGCACATCGGCGATGTGGAGGCCGTGCTTCACGCCCGACGCGAAGATCAGCACGCTCCTGCGATCCTGGGTGTGCTGCACGATCTCGCGGCAGGCGGACAGGACGAGGTTGTCCGTGTCCATCAACTCCTCGACCTCGCCGGCGACGTACTCACCGCCGCGGACGTGGAGCTGCTGCGTGTCAGGCTTGACCGTCCCCGCCTTCGTGCGCAGCGGGCAGAGGTAGCCCTGGACAATCAACTCGCGCACGCTGATCTCGTAGCAGATCTCGTTCAGGATGTTGTCGGGCGCGCAGATCGTGCCCGTCTTCATGCGAAACGGCGTGGCCGTCAGGCCGACGACGCGCACCAGCGGGTTGATCTGCTTCATGTCCGCCAGGAACGTGCGGTACATGCCCTCGCCGTCGGGTGGGATCAGGTGGGCCTCGTCCACGATGACGAGGTCGGCGGCGCCCACGTCGCCGGCCTTCTCATAGACGCTCTGGATGCCCGCGATCGTGACCGCATAGCCCAAGTCGCGGCGCTTCAGCCCCGCGGAGTAAACGCCGACGGGGACGTCGGGCGCGACCGCGCGCAGCTTCTCTGCTGCCTGCTCGAGCAACTCCTTCACATGGGCGAGGATCAGCACCCGCCCACTCCAGCGCTGCACCGCATCGCGGCAGATCGTGGCCATCACCGGCGTCTTTCCACCCGCAGTGGGGATAACCACGCACGGGTTGTCGTCGCGGGTACGCAGGTGGTCGTACACCGCCTCGACGGCCTGGCACTGGTAAGCGCGCAGAATCATTCGCCGACCAACTCCTCGAGCGCACGCTCCAGTGCGAGCTGGCGACATTTCAGGCGGCGCAGCAGTCGGCCGCCGGCCGCGCGAAGCTCCGCCTCCACGCGGTTGAAGGCCTCCATCGCCTGGCGCTCGCGATGGCGATCGCCGCGTGAGGCCGGCCGGGACTCGAACCAATCGGCGATGACGACGTAGCGCACCGCCGAGTCGATCAGTTCAAGCTCCAGTTGCTCGCTGTCGGGAACCCCGGATTTCGGCATGACCTCTCCGCGATTCGCACGATGACCTTGCCGCCGGGGACCACCTGGGCTTTCTCGAGCAGGAGCCACACGATCTGGCTGTCGTCGAGGAATGCTCCGCCGTGCTGGAGCGAGTCACCGATGGCCTTGAACGCGTTGTCGACGTCGCGCTTGCGCCGGTCCGGCGGGTACAGCTCGACGTGAACAGCCAGTCGCCCGGATTGAGGCGTCACGCCGGCGGCCTTGAGGATGGCGCACACCTGGTCGCGGTAGGCCGGCCCCTGGCGACTGATGAGCATCCGGCCGCGCCACGTGCGCCAGTAATGGTTGACGCTCGGCGGCCAGGGCAGCGTGATGGTGGTCATCCGTGACCTCGCGAAGATTCCATTCCGTTTGCGCCATCACGCTGCCCGACCTCTGCGCTGGGCCGGGGATGCCGCCTCAGCGCTTCCACGGCGGCGTGCCATTGCCGCCTGCGGGAGCGGACGGGCGCGCAGCGGCCGCATCCTTCTTGCCGTATCCCTTGACGACGTTCGTCATCTCGCCCGTGTCGTCGCGCTTCTTCTGCCCGACCGTGATGAGCAGCGGGATGTTGTGCAGCTCGACGCTGTCCTTGGGCGCGAGTACGCCCGCGGCCCGACAGATGGCCGACAGCTCCGCCCGCGCGATCTTGACCGTCGTGGCATTGGGGTTGTCGAGATTGAGGCGCGTCCAGACCAGGCGACCCTTGTGCTCGCCCTCGATGATCTGGAAGGTGAACTGCAGGTACTGTCCCACACCCGACTTGGTGGGCTTCGTCTCGCTCTCCGTGATCACGGCCAGGTACTTGCCGGCCGGAATCGGGTCGAAGGCGAAGTTCGGGTCGACTTCGTTGGCGTTGAATCCAGTCAGATTGGGCACGATCAGCCTCCTTGCTCAGCGGGTTGCTCAGCGGTTGCCAGCGGGTTCTCGCCGCGTACGAACGCGGCATACACGCGATAGTCCAGCGGGATTTCATCCGGGAGATTCAGGCGGTTCTTCGCGACGTGTGCCGGCCGCTCGGAGGTGCGGATGATCCGTTCGCCGGTGCCGATGCCCTGCACGCGCTTGCGGTCGAAGCCCTCGTTCGTGGTCTTCGTGTGGATGCGGTAGGCCGTGAACAGCACCTCGTCGCACCACTCCTGCACCAGCGCCGAGGCCTGCTTCTGGAGCCGCGGGCTGTAGCGGTCGTACGTGTCCGTCTCCGGGTTGGCGAAGCGCTCGATCTGCGCGTGGGCGATCAGGATGACCTGCATGCCGCGCTCGTTGCGGAGCGCGTCGAGGCCGGCCAGCACCTCGCGCCAGTGCGTGAGCGCGAAGACGTAGCCCTTGCCGTAACCAATGTCCTCGATCGATTCGATGCTGCGCTTCTGGCACACGTCCGCCCAGATCAGCCGCTCGAGCCAGTCAACCGAATCGACGACCACCGTGCGGTAATCGTGCTGCTCGGTGTAGAGCTCCGACAGGGCGGCGATCACGTTGGCGTACTGGGTCGCGAGCGGGAAGCGCTCGCACTCGATGTTGCTCAGGCCGTCCTCGGTCTGGATGAAGACGGGCTGCTCGGCCATCGAGCCGAACGTGCTCTTGCCCACTCCATGCACGCCGTAGAGCAGCGTCCGGCGGGGTGCGACCCTTCGGCCGCGTTGGATTTGATTCAGCAGTTTCATTCGTTCTCCTGTGCGCCGGGCTAAACCGGCGAGGTGTCGTGAATGAAAGAGTCATACGTTGAAGGGTTAGCGGCCCACAGCGGCCCCGAGTCATGCGGAGACGCCCGCGAGGGCGTCGCCGAAGCGTTGACAGGGGTACGTGCAGGCCGGGTATTCAGCCGCGAAAGGAATTCCCTCCGGGGCGCCGACGCCGTAGGAGAAGGCGGAAGGCCACATCCGGCGCAGCGCGAGCGCGAGCTGCGACGGAGCCCCGCGCGGTCAGAGACCCCGTGCATGTACGGAAACACCTCGCGCGAGAACCGGGAGATCCCGCGTCCACCCGCGGTTGATGGGGCCGCGGGACGCATCGGGAAGTCCAAGGACACACGCCGATGATGCACGGACCCGGGAAGTCGGACAGGCCCGTAGTACCTGCGAAGTCCCCGAACAACGGCGGCGGACCCACAACAGCGCTTCGCGCTGCCAAGGGCGGACCGGCGGCGGAGGGGACGGAGGGAAGGGGTCTGGCCAAAGGGAATCCGCCCCAACAAAACATGCCCATCGGACACAGCGCCGCCCCCGGCATGCCCAGTGCGTTGGAGCGGATACGTCAAGCGGCAAGAAGGGACAGGAAGATGCGGTTCACCGCGCTCCTGCACCACGTCTACAACCTGGACAGGCTCCGGGAGGCGTACTTCGCCTTGAAGCGAGACGCCGCACCGGGCGTGGACGGGCAGACGTGGCGAGCCTACGGCGAGGCGTTGGCGGAGAACCTCCGCGACCTCTCCGAACGGCTCAGGCGTGGAGCGTACCGGGCCAGGCCGGTTCGCAGGGTGTACATCCCCAAGGCCGACGGGCGGCAACGGCCGCTCGGCGTGCCCGTGCTGGAAGACAAGATCGTCCAGCGGGCTACGGTCGAGGTGTTGAACGCCATCTACGAAACCGACTTCCTGGGCTTCTCGTACGGGTTCCGACCGGGACGCAGCCAACATCATGCGCTGGATGCGCTCTACACGGGGCTGCTGACGAGAAAGGTGAACTGGGTGCTCGATGCCGACCTCCGTGGGTTCTTCGACACCATCGACCACGGCTGGCTGGTGAAGTTCGTCGAGCACCGCGTCGCGGACCAGCGCGTCGTGCGGCTCATCCAGAAATGGCTGAACGCCGGCGTGCTGGAGGATGGGACGCGGACACGCAGCGAGGTCGGGACGCCGCAGGGCGGCAGCGCATCGCCGCTCCTGGCGAACCTCTACCTGCACTACGTGTTCGACCTGTGGGTCCAACAGTGGAGACAGAAGCACGCGCAGGGCGACATGATCGTCGTGCGTTACGCGGACGACTTCATCGTTGGATTCCAGCACAAGTCCGAGGCCGAGCGGTTCCTGGCGGAACTGAAGGAGCGATTCCAAAAGTTCCACCTGGAGCTGCACCCCGACAAGACCTGCCTGCTGGAATTCGGGCCGTTCGCGGCCGAGAACCGGCGGCGTAGAGGTCGGGGCAAGCCGGAGACCTTCAACTTCCTCGGCTTTAGCCACATCTGTGGGAAGAAGAGGAACGGGAGGTTCACGGTGCTTCGGCAGACGATGCGAAAAAGGTTGCAGGCCAAGCTGAGCGAGGTCAAGGCCGAGCTTCGGCGACGCTGGCACGATCCGATTCCCGCCGTGGGGCAGTGGCTGCGCTCGGTGGTTCAGGGACATCTTCGTTATTACGGGGTTCCCATGAACGGCCGGGCGCTGAGCGCGTTCCGCTTCCGGGTGGCCTGGCTCTGGCACCGCGCCCTCGGGCGCCGAAGCCAGAACGGCCGGGTGTCCTGGGACCGCATGCGCCGGCTCATCGAGTCGTGGCTGCCTCCGGCCCGCGTCTGCCATCCGTATCCCCTGCGTCGCATGGGCGTGATCACCTGAGGCAAGAGCCCAGTGCGGTAGTCCCGCTCGCTGGGATCCGTGGAGGGGGTCATGAGCAATCATGATTCCTACTCCGACTCGTTCGGCCGCGTTATGAGTCCGGGCTCGGGGCCGGTGCAGGGAGTCCCGACCGCGTCGAGCAAGGGGAAGGGATGTGCGCAGCCACGCCATCCGGCCCCGTGCCCGGAGTCACAACCGATCGATCAACCGCAAACCCTCGAAGCGCGTAAACCAGTCGCCGCTGCCTCGGCAGCGGCTGAGTTCCTGCATGGCCTCCTCGTTCTGGCGACGCGCCTCCTCCAGCACCGCAGGCGCGACCTGCCATACGCCGCAGCGGAACGGCTCGCGCTTCTCGACCGCGACGATGTAGACCGGCAGCACGTGCCCGCCGACGACCGCCACGAGCGAGCGATAGAAGGCGACCTGGTGCACGTAGCCCAGCGCGCGGATCGCAAAGTCGAATGAGTCCAGGTCGTCCGTCGTCTTCAGGTCGACGATGCCCGCGCCCGGGTTGATCCAGTCGATGCGTGCCTGGCAGTCAAAAGCGCCGTAGCGGCCGCGGACGACGCCCTCCGCGATGCCGTCGGCCAGCAGCTCGACAGCGACCGTGTGCTCCTTCACAGCCGCTGTCATCTGCTCGACCAGTGCGGCGTGCGAATCGCTGAGGACCGGCTTGCTCTGCCGCTCAGCCCATTCCGCGAAGGCCTTCGTGTTCGAGCCGAACGGCTGGCCGGTCTTCGGATTGATCGGCCCGCCGACCGCGTACTCTCGCTCGAAGCGCTGGCGGCCCTCCAGATCAGGGCGTGCGCTGCGCGCCCGATCAGGTATGCCGTCGTGTCGCGCTCCGGCACGAGCCCGAGCTCCTTCTTGCGGTACAGCAGCGGGCAGCGCCGGAACTCGTTCAGCGCGTGCGCCGTCAGGTGGTCTTTGCTCTTCGCGTGGTAGACCTCCGCGGGTTCGCGGATCAGGTAACGAAGCACCTGCTCGAATGCCATGCGTCTCGACTCCCGTGCATGCGGCGTGTCGCCTGCACGAGATCATTCGCCGCAGAGCCTTCGCGTTTGATCCCTTCTCCGAAAGTCATATGTCGGACACGTGTCCGACACATCGGCGACATGTCCCCGCCAGGCCGGACACTGTGTCGGACACGTGACTTTCGTGCGACACGTCCAAAGCTAGAGATTTGTCCCCGCCGCTCCGAGCAACATCGCGATCGAAACGCCGAGGTCGTCTCGGTGCTGGAAAGACTCAGACGCGGATCGATCGCGATGAAAACCCGACAGACCAACCAGTACGACGGATGCCTGGAACAATGGAAAGTTAACCTCGCCCTGGCACGAATTAGGGCGTTCCGAGTGCCACGCGACGAGTGGCCGGACGCGCTGCAGCGCCTGGTCCTCGCGATGCTGCGGTTCCGGTTCGACCCGCAGCGCGGCGCGAAGGAATCGACCGCATTGTGCAGGCTGATCAACAACCGCCTGACTTCGATGCTCCGCTCATGGCATCGCGAGCGGGATCGTTTGGCGCGTCACCATGCCGAAGCCGAGCACGGCGGGCATCTCGTCTACGAAGACAACGTCGCTCTTCGTTTCGACGTCCGGCTCGCGGTCGCCCAACTTCCCGCGCTCGAACGCATCGTCTGTGCCTACCTGATGCGAGGCGACTCGGTGCGGCAGATCGCCGCCCGGCTCGGGAAAAGCTGGCCGACAGTGCAGCGGATCGTCGGTCACGTTCGGCGGCGCTTTGAAGCAATCGGCCTAAATGCCTGGGTGCGCGGCCGATGATCGATCCCGGTGAAAGCATGGCGCAGGCGCGTCACGCGAAATCCCGTCAAAAAGGGACTGGACATCTTCGCGCCCACGAGGAAAGTGGACACCCGGCGGGTTCACGCCGGCGGCCGCTGTCGGCGGATTGGATCACCGACGAGCTGGTCGCGGAAACCCGCCGCGTGTGGTCGCGATACCTGCGTCGGGTCGTCACCGACGAGGAGGCGATCGAGATGCTGATCAACGTGCGGAACGCGGCCCTGGCGATCCTGGGCATCGGAGTGGACGAATGAAGGTCGTGATCTGGGCACGGGTGTCGTCGCGCGAGCAGCGCGAGGGTTACTCGATCGACGCGCAGCTCCGCGCCTGCCGGGCGCGGGCCGAGCGCGAAGGCTGGACGGTAGTGCGGGAGTTCGCCGTTGCCGAGTCGGCCAAGCGCGGGGCCGAACGGCTCGCGTTCAACGAGATGTACGAGTGGCTCCGCCGCAGCGCCCGCAGGGACGCCATCGGCGCTGTCCTGGCCCACAAGCTCGACCGCGTCTGCCGGAACATGCGCGATGCGGTGCGGATGCAGGAACTCGAAGACAAGGCCGGCGTGAAGCTGTCGTTCGTGGACAACCAGTTCGGCCCGGGCGCGGCCGGCACGCTCTCGTTCAACGTGATGGCCGCCGTCGCCCAGTACTACAGCGACAATCTGCGAAGCGAAGTGATCAAAGGGAAGGACGAGAAGGTGCGGCAGGGCTGGCTCGCGGGCGGCGCTCCGTACGGCTACCTGAACTCCCCGGATCGCAACGAGCCGATCCAGCCGCATCCCCAGGAAGCGCGGACCGTTCTACGCATCTTCGAGCTCTACGCCCGGGGCGACATCACGTTCGAGTTGGTAGCCGAGAAACTGTTCAAGGAGGGTCACATCTACCGGCCAAGCCAGCCGAAGTTCTACCGTACGGCGCTCTCGTACATCCTGAACAACCGCTTCTACATCGGCGAGATCAAGTGGCACGGCGAGTGGCTGCCCGGGAACCACAAGCCTCTGATCGAACGCGCCGTATTTGAGCGCTGCCAGGATGTCTTGCACAGGCGAAACCGCCGCACGGGCAAGCCCGAGATTCCGCTTTCGGGTGGGCTCTTCACATGCGCCCACTGCGGCAGCGCGATCACCGGTGAGCGCATCCGCCGTCAACTCCGAGCGGGCGGCGTGCGCGAACACCTCTACTACCGCTGCGCGAATAACGACCCCAACGCGGACCACCCGCGCGTGCGATGGCGGGCCGAGGATCTGGACGAGGCCATCCGCGAGGACCTCACGACGCTCGTTTTGCCCTCGCGCGAGATCGCCGACTGGTTTCGAACGGCCTTGCGGACCGCGTTGGGGGATGTGGCGGCGACGCAGGGTCGCCAGCGCCAGGTGCTCCTCAAACGCCAAACTGAACTGACGAGCATGAAGGATCGGCTCCTCGCCGCGTACCTGGCCGGCACTGTGGACGCCCGAACGTTTCAGACCAAGTCGACAGATTTGGGCGGGCAGATCGCCGAGGTCGAACGCGCGTTGGAGCGTTGCGGGGACATCGACGTATGGCGCGGGGACAACGGCCGGTCGCGCGGGGACATCGCGTTGGCCGTGTTCGACTGGTCTCAGGAGGCCCCGTCGGCGTGGGAGCGTTCAAAGATTGCCAAAAAACGCGCGATCCTCGACTCGCTATCTTTGAACCGTACTCTGAGCGCCACAACTCTTTGTCTGGAAAAGAGAAAGCCGTTCAGCTACCTCGCCGAACGGCCTCTCGTCCAGTCAGATCGGGGTGACTGGATTTGA